CCAAGCTGAGGGCGCTGGACGCCATTCCGGTCGAACTGGGCCTCCTGCTCGACGAACACCGCAACGCCATTCGGATGGGCCACCATGGCTCCTGAGGGCGAGAGCGGCCTGGACGAGGTCCGCGACGCCTTTGCGCAGGAAATCCCCGGCGCAACCCGGCAACGCGACCAGAGCGGCCGGTTCGTTTCGACGGCGAAGGCCGAGCCGATCTTCCAACCGCGCTCGATCGAAGGCGACGATCGCGGCGACACCTCGGACGGCGGGGCTGATCCTCGCTTTTTGGAGCAAGAGAGGAGAGCAGCAGATGGCCGGTCTGAAGAAGGGGAGCCCGCTGAGAAGTCAGCGAAACGTGTTCCAGCCGCCGCCGACGAAGGCGGTGACGGCGCAGCCCTCGATGAGCCGCCAGAGCGCGTCGGGTCCGAAGCCGACGATGCCGATCCAGACGCTGAAGGGGAAGACCAGCGGTCCGGCGCCGAAGGGGTTCCCGGCGAAGACACCTCCCCCCGGTACAAAATTCAAGTAGACGGCGAAGAGCGGGAAGTCAGCCTCAACGAGGCTCTGCGCGGCTACACCAGGGAAGAGACGTTCAACCATCGCATGAGCCGCATGGTCGAGATCGCCAAGTCGATCGACCAGCGCGGCGCCGAGACGCAGGCCGCGCGCGACGCCTACATCCAGCTCTGCAACAACCAAGAGCAGGAGTTCCAGGCGCTGATCCCGCCGGAGCCGAACTGGGATCAGCTCTACGCCCAGAACCCGCAGGGCGCCCACCAGCTCCAGAAGAACTATCAGGCCGTCTACGGCACCCTCAACACCATCCGGCAACGGCGCGCGGCGGCCCAGCAAGAGGCGATGAACGACCACGCCCAGCGCACCGCTGGCTATGCGCGGGCCGAGTTCGACAAGTTCAAGTCCAAGAACAAGCTCTCCGATCAGCAATCGGTCGACAAGGCGCTGCAGTACATGCGCCAGACCGCGCAGGAGGCAGGCTTCTCCGACGATGAGATCGGCACGACCTACGACGAGCGCATGCTGTCGGTCCTGCACATGGCGTCGAAGTACCGCAACATGATGCGCAACAAGCCCTTGCCGGTGCAGCCCGACAAGGGCGTGACGCTCACTCCAGGCTCGGCGCAACGCATCGGCAATGGCGCGGCGCGCGGCATGAACGACGCCCAGAAACGGCTCGCCTCCACCGGAAGGGTGGACGACGCCGCCCTGGTGATGGCCCAGCTCATCCGCCCTGGCAGATGAGCCAATAAATCCGGGTCAACCGGAGCGTACTGTCTGGCATAGCCAGAGACCCCATAGTCTAGCCGTTCGGGCTAGAGACCTATCCAGCCACTTCGCTGGAGACAATCCCTCTTTGCCCGAAAGGATCAACTCCCGTGGCCAACACTACTAAAGTAACCAACGCGTTTACTATGTATAACGCAGCTGCAAACCGAGAAGATTTGAGTAACGCCATATACAATATCGACCCATTCGACACTCCTGTCATGTCAGCGGCGCGTCGAAGGAACGTCAAGAATCGTATCTTCGACTGGCAGACCGAGTTTTTGCCGCTGGTTAACCTTGGCAATGCTCAGGTTGAAGGCTTCCAGCTCAATAACGGTCCATCTCAGCCGACGTTCCGCCGCAACAACACGACCCAGATCAGCGAACGCGACGCCACCGTGTCAGGCTCGCAGGAGGAGGCCGATGCGGCGGGCAAGGGCAGCGAGATGAGCCACCAGATGGCCCTCGCCGCCAAGGTCTTGAAAAGCGACATGGAATCGATCCTGTGCAGCCGCCAACCCCGCAATGACGGCAACGACACGGGACCCGCCGCCAGGACAACGGAGGCCTTCGGTCACTGGCTCGGCCGGGCGGTCGACAAGAACTCGACCGTCGCCGCAGCCGTCGCGCCCGGCACCGTCGTCACCGGTCTGCCGACGTTAGCCACCGACGCCTTCGCCGCCGTCGCCGGGGCTTCTCAGGTAACCATTACTGAGGCCATGCTCGGCGATGCTATGCAGCTCAGTTACACCAATGGTGGATCACCGTCTATGTGGATAGTGCCCCCAGGGCCTAAGCGTACAATCAGCGCGTTCACCGGCCGCTCGACGACGCAAGTCTTGGTGGGCAAGACTGAGGTCGTCTCAACCATCGATGTGATTGCGACAGACTTTGGTAGAGTGAAAGTCGCTCCAAGTCGCTGGCTTCCGCTCGATGTCGCCTACTTGTTCGACCCCGACTATATCGCCGTCGCCTTCTTTAGAGCGTTCCGTCAATTCTTGATGGCGCGCGTCGGCGACGCCGAGACAAGGATGATCGTCTGCGAGTGGGGCGTCGAGATGCGCAATCCGTTGGCGCATATACTTTTTAACGGCATCAAGAAGTGAGCGAACACCGCTGGACCTATCACGACGCGGATGGCGTCCGGCGGACGCTGATCACCGACGACGATCGGCCGGATCGGCCGGTCGTCCATACCGAGCAAGTCCTCGACGAGGTCCTGGCCTCCGTCGAGCGCGATCGGGAGATCATGAGCCACAACGGCGTCAACAAGCTCCTCGCCCGCATCCCGATCGAGGTCTACGAGCGCAGCGTCCACGAAGACTGGGCCGAACGCGACTGGGCGCGCTGGCTGAACTCTTACGAGGCCGCGCCGTTCCGCATCTGGCAGGGGCGCGTCTGATGGCCAGCGGCATGACCCGTCACATCCTTTTCACGCACAACCATGAGGACAACCAAGCCCGCCAATTCCGGCGGCAACACTGAGGAGCGCACCCAATGCCGCAAACCTATCTCGTCGTCGTCGAGCCGATCACGCCGGGGGCGCCTCCCCCAGCGGTGATGCCGCCGATCTACTACCCGCCTCCGGTCGTCGGCGGCGGGCCGATCTATCCGCCCGGCATCTGGCCGAGCCCTGGCTACCCTGCCCATCCAATTAGTCCTGGCGGCCCGCCTCCCCAGGTCTGGCCGGGTCCCGGCGCCCCTACCCACCCACTGAGTCCTGGAGGCCCGCCTCCTGGCGTCTGGCCAAGCCCTGGCCAGCCCGCGCACCCAATCTATCTGCCGGATGGCGGGACGGTGATGCCGCCGATTGCGCCCGGCGGCGAGCAGCCTACGCATCCCATCGAAATCCCGCCCGGCTCATGGGTCATGCCGCCGCACCCAGACAACACTCTGCCCGATAGCGGCAATAGGCCTGACAACACGTTGCCGCCGACTGAGCCTCAGCCAAAGGGCTAAGGCGCAGGCAGCGCCGCAGAGCTGGACCTCCCACTGGCTCTGCGGCGCAACAAAAAGAACGCCGGAGCCTGATTGGCTATGAACTTGATCGTCGTGGCCATCGCTCTGGTGCAGTTAACCGGCCCAGATGGGAAGCAGCGCATTGATATCAATCCAGCCGAGATCACCAGCATTCGGGAGCCAAGTGGCCCGCAACAGACCGTTATGGCTAAGGGAACGCACTGCGTCATCGTCATGACAAGTAGTAAATTCGTCGCTGTGCATGAGGACTGCGCCACGGTGCGGATGCGCATCGGCGGGCTTGGACATTCTCCCTGCACCCTTGTCTGCGCAGGGGAGCGGCCATGACATGCGTATCAGCCCGATCATCCTCGCCGTTTTTCTTGCCGGATGCCGGGGCTCGTTTGAAATCCCGCCTGCTGCCGAGCCAACCGCCGTCGTGGTTTCTCCCGACGATCAACGGACGCCGAAGTGCTTCGTTCGGGCGCGTCGCTTCAACGGTTTGGTTCAACTGCCCTGCGTCGATCTCATAGGCCAAACGAGAGGGTAAAAAATGTGCGGCTTCGGCATGGACCTGATTTTCAAAGTTGCTATTTTCGTCATCGTTGTCCTGGTCGTCTTGGCGCTGCTGCGCGTCGTCTTTGGCGAATGGTACGCCAACGTCGTCTCCATGCCGTACTGGAACGTCATCCAGATCGTCATCGGCGGCGTGGTCGCGATCCTCATCCTTCTGTTCATCTGGAGGCTGGCCGAATGCGCCGGTTTGTTCGGCCGCATCGGCGCGCTCTCTTTCCCAATCGGAGGTTGACCCATGGCGACGAAATACAAGCGCGGCTTCACCGCTCAATCGCAGCATGCGCCTGAGGTGCGCCCGCCAAATCTGCAGGGGCGCGTGTTCAACGAGTTCCGCCCAGACGTGGCGCGCGGCTCGACCATGCCGCCGCCAACCAGCGACACTGAAGAGCCGCGCATGAGCAAGCGGCTCGGCAAGCGCAAACGATGAGCGACTACGCCATTCTACCGAGGTTCAGATGACGCCGATTATTGGCCTGCTCAGTCCACGTCGCCCAGCGGCAATTGCCGGGTTCGTAATCGCCATCGTTGTCTATTCGGTCGAGTGTGGTCCCGGTTGGGCGCTCACCCATGTCGGCAAGAAAATTGTCGAAGGACATCCAGCGGTCGCACATCGTAATCCCTCGATCTTGATACCAACGCCTCCGGTCATGTTTTGGGTTCAGGCATCGCTGCTTCATCCGCGCCCACGAAGTGTACGTCGGAGAGATTTTTCCGCGCCTGCTACGCGCATGGCCATGACGCGCGCGCGCTACAGCTTCGTCGTGTTGGCAGCCGCAACTGAATGTGTGTTTCCGCGTCAGATTGTTGCCAATGACGATGGCTGTATTTCCACAGTCGCAGATGCACTCCCAGCGGGCGTTAGTGGCCTGGGTGTAAGCGAACCTCTCAACTGTCAGGCGCCCGAAACGATGCCCTGTGAGATCGCGGAATGCGCCCATGTCTGATTTCGCCGATCTCAAATTACAGATAGCAGAGTGGAGTAATAGAACAGACTGGCCCGACGCGCTTGTCACCAGTTTTATCCGCTTTGCGGAGGCCAAGTTCAATTCCGAACTTAGGACAGCCCAAATGATCGAGTTCGACGACGGACTCATCACCAGCCGCTGCGCGCAGTTGCCCGGCGATTGGCTGGCTATGGACCTCGTCCGCGTCGCCAACTCGACCGGAGCCGACGGCTTCCTGCCAGCGCGCTACAAAAGCCGGGACGAGTTCTTCACCCTGACCGACAATAATTCGTGGATGTACTACACGCTCGTCGGCACGACGATGTTTTTCGGCGGCACGCCCGATCCGGTCGATGGCACTGAGTACAAGCTCGTCTATTACGGCGAAGTCCCAGTCCTTTCTGACACGACACAGAGTTGGATATACACCAAATATCCGCAGCTCTATCTGTGGGCGGCCTTGTCGTTTGCGGCCATGCACGCCGTCGGCGAGGAGCAGCAGGCCGCCAACTTCAAGCAGCTTGCTGAGGACCAGATCAACAAGCTCAACGTCGCGCATATGGGGTCGAAAGCCTCCGGCTCCCGCGTCACCATGCCGCGCCACCGGAGCTTCGGATGAGCGTGACCTGGACCCCAGAC